CTCGACCCATAAAAATTCGGACATTCACATTTCCATTATATAATATTAAAAGGTTTACTCTTCGTCCTGTTGTGCTGCTTCACATAGAGCGATAATCTGTACACTCTGATCACGTAGCTGACCGATTGTACTTAGTTCTTCACCACGAAAACCACCACGCTGTACGATAGTATCAATCACGGCAACGGTACTTCGACCTACCTTGTTGGCAAGATCACGCATTGCTTCGAGATCATGCTCAAGTTTAGCGGTGTTAGTATTTTTTGACATTATATTCTCCTAAGTCATTGATGTTATTGGATCTATTATACATGATTCTAAGCGGCTTGTAAAGAAAAATCTTGGCACTTAGAAAAGTCTTTTTGTTTGTAGAACTCAAGCTTGTTATCAAACTTGTTTTCTAGGATTTCTCCCTTGTGGGATATGACGAACACATTGGTATCGTCATCAAGAGAGTAAAGGATCTTCATCAAGTTCTCTACACCATCATGGTCCAAAGAACTGTCGAAGGTTTCATCCAGCACCAACAAGTTTGTCGCTACCGAATTTTTCATCTTGGCAATCTGTCTCCAAGTAAACAACAGTGATAGATCGATACGCTGCTTCTCACCTTCAGAGAATGAGTCGTAAGAAAATGCATCACGGTGTCTAGACTTGATTGTTTCTACAAAGCCTTCATCCAATGTAAAGTGTACAAAGAAGTCTAGGATCTGTAGATAGTCATTGACAAGTTTATTGATTACTGGTATATATTCCTTCATAATTTTGGTCTTGATACCAGTATCTTTGAGCATCTCAGACATTGCTATATTATAACTCAGTTCTTCATTGATGCTAATCTTCTCTTCAGTAAGATTGTTTCTGTTTTCATTCATTTCTACGAGTTCACTATTGGCATTACCCAAATCGCCCTCACGTGCAGTAAGACGATTGATATCAGAGTGCATACCTTGAATGCTACTATATAGACGTTTGATAGTTTGGTTATTACTGTTGATAATACCTTGTTTCTCTCGAATGATATTCATCAACTCAGTTTGACTTTCGATCACAGATCTTACTGCGTCCATCTCGGTGTCAACTTTTGTGATGCCAGACTGCAGACTCTTGGCTCTTGCCTTTGCGTTAGTGAGTTTTTCATCACGCACACTTTCTGCTATTTTCTGTTCACAAGTTGGACATTCTGTATTCTCCTCATAAAACTTAGCATCCTTGATCACAGCCTTGATTGACGTATTGAACTCAGTTTTGTACTGATTAAGACTCTGAAGTTTCTCTTGGGCAGATTTAAATGCTTCTTCAGTCTTACTACTTTCTTTTTCGATGTAGTTAGATGCATCAGTATTTGCTTCTTGTAGAGATAAGATTTCCTTTTCGGTATCAGAGATTTGTGCTTGTTTCGCTGCAATCTCTTCGTCGTTAATCTGGGTAATATCTCTTATATATTTTTTCTGAGAATTAATCGCTTGTTTCGCTAGGTCTAGCTTGTATGTGATATCCTTGATAGACTCTTTCATCAAAGATGCTTTCTCTTTCAGAACTTGGTTCATCAGTGAGAATACATTGATATCCAAAAGATCTTCGATGACCCCTCTTCGGTGTGCTGTGGGTAGCTGCATAAAGGGAATGAAAGAAGAAGACCCTAGGACAACAACTTGATGAAAGCTTTTGTGATTCAACTTGATAATATTTTGCTCAAGTATTTTCTGATATTCTTTGGCATGCGAAGACTGATTGAACATCGTACCATTCTTCCAGATCTCAAATACATTTGGCTTGATACCACGAACTACTTTGTACTCATCCGATCCGATCTGAAATACTAGTTCTACCAAACAGTCTTTGTTGTTGATAGAGTTTACTAGCTGTGGTTTTTTGATGTTTCGATGTGGTTTTCCAAACAACGCAAAAGACATGGCATCCAGCATAGTTGATTTGCCAGAACCATTCTGACCCACAACCAGTGTGGATTTGTGTTTCAGTAGATCTACTTTAGTCCAAGAGTTGCCAGTGGACATAAAGTTTTTCCACTGCACTGTTTTAAATATAATCACGCTACTTCCAGTGTCTGGGCCTCGATAAGAAGATTTCGCATTTCGCTCTTCAGTCTTTCTTTATCAAGGTCTGTATTGACAGTATCAATATAGTTATCTAGTAAGAGACTTGTATCCTCTACAGAGATCTCGGTTGTATTCACATTATCACCCAAGAACTCATCAAAGTTCTCAGCAATCTTCAAATCGTGTATCGATTGTTCTTGTATTTTATCAACAAATCGATCAAATGTAAAGAGGTCTTGCTTATTAATTACGATTATTTTTACAAACTTATTATTGACATCTGGCACAAAGGCAGAATAATCAGTCTTGGAATCGTCGTATACAATCTTGTGAAAGAGTGTGTGTGGATTTGTAATCTTATCCAGTTCTCGTGTTTCTGTATCCAGAACATGAAACCCCTTAACATCATCAGCATCTGACCAGAAAAACTGCATCTGAGCACCGAGATACTGGATATTGTCTTTTTGAGATCCTACGTGAAAATGTCCAGTGATAACTTTCTCAAAGCGATTGAAGAGTTTATGATCCAAGCCTTCGTGAGAAACCACACCTCTCATTACTTCAAAGTTTTTGAGTTCGAGATGCCCACCAAGCCAATCTGCTTTACACTTTTTGATAAACTCCAGTGATTTGTTATGGTTTTCTGGAGATATCCAAGGCAACATAGCCATCTTGAAACCATCTAGGTTTAACACCTTTGGCTCCATATGGATTGTAACCTCGTTCATATAATGACCCAACAACTCTTTTAAAGAGTTTAGATCATTCGTGTTCTTGAAGAATGTATCATGATTCCCTGGTATGACATCCATGTGAATGGAATGGGTTCTTAACTTATTAAGAAACGACTTACGATAGCGGTTAAGAGCACGGAAATTAATAAACTTCCTGTTATCAAAAACATCACCGAGATGAATAATGCGGCGAATACCATTTGACAGTAGATAAGGGAAAAATACATCATCGTAAAATTTCTCTGCGTTATCGAGAAATATGTCAGAACTATTCCTAATGCCACAATGAGTATCATTTAAAATCACCACTTTCATTTCATAAACTTTCCAAGACCTTCATTGGGATCTACTTTCTTTTGACGCTTTCTCTTCTTGACTTCTTCAGCAAAAAACTTGTCTTTCTCTTTTACTGATTCAATACGTGTTTTGAGTTGGTCAACAACACCAGCAACCTTTGCGATATCGTCCAAGTCGCCATCAGCAAAATCAAATGCAGGTGTCTGAGCAATATACTTCAACTTAATATCTTGCTGCTTCTTCTCTTTTGCAATACGCTGTAGAAAAGCATACCAACAGATCTGTGTAAAATAACCAAAGGCATTTGGTTTTCCAGTACGTGTTGCTGCTTCAATGTTGTAGTTTTTGATTGCCTTGAGACAGTGTTCTACACCGTCCATCACCATCTCTTCTCGATAGGTGTAGCGTACAAAGTTTCCTTTATGTGACAGTCCTTGGGCAATGCGAAGAAACGACATTGCGATATAGTCAGTGACTTTTGGTGGTTCTTGTTCTTGCTTTACTGCTTCTTGTACTGTAACAACATAATCTGTGACCGCATTACTAAAGTCTCTATTGTTTACATAATGAGGCTTATCCTTTGGTTTCATAATATTCTCCTGATTATTTCTCCTATTATAGCATAGGATCTAGAGGGATGCAACTGTTTTATTTTACATCTATTTCATTTTAGGGGTTGACGATTTAGGCGAATCACTATATAATAAGGTATCAGCCTTTAAGCCAGGGTAGTATACTTAATGCATTTTATTAGGGTCGAACTTGATAATATTACATGGAGACGAGTCGTCTGACCAATCCACTTCTCTGTATATATTAGGATCTTTATCATCTGCTATAGTTTCTGGGTGATTCATATGATATAGTTTCATAGTTTTCTTGTACATACTAAGGAGAACTGCATTTACATCTGTTATAAGAGTACAGTGATCTATATTTACGAGATGAAACTGATCGAACTTTGACATCATAATGTAAGGTCTTAAATATATATTGCTTCTATCACCATCTACCAAGTATGGGTTCTTTATCACAAGAGCATCATATGGTAGGCTATCGTCATTGGCAACAGAATCAACTATTTCTGCAATAATCTCTTCTCCTGAAATTAACTTCAGTTGTTTCGTATCAAATTTCATATATCTACCTTGTGAATGGTATATTTAAACTGTTCTCTGTTATATATCTTTATTCTTTCAGCCGAGTGATTGAGTGTGTAGTTCATATTTTTCTTCCAGTGCAAATCATCTGCGATGTCATAGAGGGTGGTGATTCTACCATCATCAGACTTTCTGAGTCCTCTACCAATCGATTGCAAGACTCTAATCTGTGATTTAGAAGGAGAAGCGAATACAATGTTATGGAGATTGCGGATATTAATACCAGTACTAAAGGTACCCAGACTAGCCACAATAATGGCATTCTTTTCATTTTCCACAATTTTTCGAATCTGTTCACGGTCATTTGTATCAGTATCCCCAGAGACATAAAAGATCTTTCTGTCTTCACCTGCCTTACCCTTGATCATTTGATGTAAGGGTTTGCCATGTTTATCTACAAACTGAAATAATATAAGAGTATTACCTTTGAGATCCAAAGCCAGATTTGCAATAAACTTGTTTCTAGGTTCGTATCTCACGATGTAATCTATTTCGGTATGGTAGTCTTTCTTACCCCAGTTCTTTCTGGTATCCTTATTATATATCAATAATAAAACATTGATTTTGAGAGCCGCTAAAGTGTTCATCTCTTGCAGCTTTTTTGTAGTAGTTACGTGAAATATTTTACCAAATAACCCTTGCAGCACTAGTTCATGCGTTTGTGTATTATCAAGTGTACCTGATGTCCCAAAGCGATAGTCGGCTTCGGTGCACTTATTCATAATAGTTGTGAGAGATTTTGCTTTGAACCCA